GTAGGGTTCGGGATGTTTACGCTCGCATGGGGAGGGCGAGTGGTGCGCGAGATTCTACCGCAGCTGACAGCGCTGGGGAGAGCTGTTGCACCAGGGCTTCACATTCCAATGCCGTTGTCATCCCCGTCAGAATTACTTGTCCCGTCCTGAAGACCTTCGCAATCCACTTGGTGTCGGGAAAGTAGACCTTGACCGCGGGATAGACTGCGGGTTCGTAGTTCGTCTTATAGCCCTGTCGACGAAGGGCGGAATGCAGACTCTCGCGCGAGAGGTTGGAGACACCCCGAAGCGAGGTCTTGTAGTTCATGAGGACGACACGGCGCGTGTCTGGTGTCCAGGTTCCCTCCAAGACAGCCTCGGGACACACCTCTTCAATGGCCCGCCGAATCCGAGCCACCACATCCCGGTCATACCGCTCATCGAGAACGCCCGTGATATGAAACACGCCGTTCTGGAAGATTTTGACTGTGATTTCCTTCTCCAGCAGCGTGTTGGCTCCAGAGGACAACAGCACCATCGTGATGCTATTGTGGCCGAACCCCGTCGTCCGCTTGGGTGCGCTTGGCTTTGCGCGGTGCCGAATCCGGTCCTTTTTGGACTCGCCGCGCTTGAGGACGCCTTGCTTTTCCAGCTTGATGAACACCGGGGTCAGCGGCAGGCGCTCCACCAGCATTGTCGTGTCCAGGCGCACGCCCATCGAGTACAGCACCACCATGGTTGTGAGAATCGGGGACTCCATTGGGGTCAGTTGTGTAAATCACTTCAACGTCCGTTTTCCACGCATGGGGAAGGAAGAGGGGAAGGGAGCAGACAAGGTGACAGGAAAAGGCTCGCAGCACAGGGCGAAGCCGGGTTTCCTCCTGCGCCGAAAGCATGAAGCCTTCCAGGTACCCCAACCAAACAACGGCAGTTTTCTGGTGCGCCAGAACGGCCAGTGCAGCGTCCACCAGGTCGTTCAGCGGAATCCCCGAGAGGTCAATCCACTCCGGCTGTCGGGACACCCGCACGGTGTACACCGTCAACATTGGTCTCCACAGGGGCCGTCGCTGTAAACCTGGCAAGTCGCGCTGCGCGAAGCTGCTCGGGGGTCAGCACCTTCGGAGCTGGCGCCTCCACCAGGCGATGTCCTTCCAGGCCACACATGCGGGTCCACTGGTCGGAGGTAATCTTCTGAAGGGTCTTGAGGCAGAGGGAGAGGTCCTTCGAGGTCTTCTTCCCCATGTGGCGAACATAATCGCAATTCGTCATCACGATATACGTCTCCCACGGGCCGGTGCGCAAGACCAGCGCGTAGAAGGTGGAGAGTTGACTCCACGTCACGATGGTCTTGGACTTGGTTCCGGAGGGCTTTTTGTACTTGCATTGAACGGCGGAGTAGCGACCGTTCCGCTCACAGATGATATCAATCCCCATGTCCTGGCGCTTCAAGCCCAGACCTCCCAAGATGTCGTCCGGGACATCCTCCAGGCGCCAGGCCTGTGTGTAGCCGCGCACGTGCTTGAGATAGAGGACGCAGAACTCTTCGAAGATGTCGCCACGGAGCTTCGTGTTGAGACGCGTCCGGAGGTCGGTCATGCTGTGCGCGGGTTGCTCATACCACGCCCGGCACTCCTTGACAAATTCATCGAAGAACGTGGAGCCCACGGGGACACCCCGCAGGAGAATGGCATGCAGACGAGATTCCATTTGGGACACAGTCTGTCTGCTTTGGAGAGAATCAATCCGTTTTACGACGGAACCTCAGGGCGAGACCTGGACGTCGGCAGAGTGACCTGCTGGGCCACCGTGAGCTGGCACTGGCACCCGCTGTCAAACTGCGGGGGCTTCCCACACACCTGGCAGCACGCCGCGCTGGACCAGCCGCGCTGGTAGGCGTTCTTCGCAGCCTGGACTGCGGCAAGCTGGGTGTCCGCAGCCAACCGGTCATTGTAGTCCGGCATCGTCGAGCTGGAATAGCAGACGAGCGAAATCTGGGGCGCCTTCGCGTTCACCGCCATGGCACTCTGGGCGACCGCCTGACCCGCAACATAGTCCGCATACCGGGAGGTATCCTGAACCGAGTGACCACCCTTGATGGGGGCGTTCACGCGTGTCGACGGAGCATTCAGAACCAGATTCCCCGAGAGCGTGGTGGTTTTCTGCTCCTGAACCCCAGAGGCTGCGAGACGCTTGATGATTTCCGTCTGATGCCCCGCATCCCGGTGGGGGCGTGTGTCGAGGACCTTGGGCGTCCGCTGCATCTTCCGTGCGAGGTACTCGCTGTACGACGACATTCTTATCTTCCCGCAGGGTAAAAAATGGAGCTCCGGATTCGGATTCCATGGCTCTACATCTGTTGTGTGGAGGAGTGTGCCTCCATTGCCAGTCCGGGACAGGCCTACTGTTTCAACTGTCTTGTGGACGCCATCTCAGACCCCGGGATGTGTCAGGAAGTGTCTCCGACAACACTCCAGCGAGAGGCGAAGGTCATCCATCGCACGGCCCTCCGCAGTGACCTTCGTCGTCGTTGTCAGATAGACCAGCTCGTCTGACTCCTTTCGTCCATCCTGACTGCGGTAGGCCTTGACGCGCTCAAGATAGGCCTTCCACTTCCCGTACAGGGGCTTGTTGCACGTATAGCAGCGAACGGGAATCGGGAAGTCCATGGTGTGAGGTCCTCTTGGTTAGTCTCGGAGACTTCCGTTTTTCTTCTCTGGCGAAAACACAATGCTGCTGCGTGCCACGTATCGCAACTTTGCACTTGTTGGGTTTGCGCTGATGCTGATTCTGGGCTTCGGCTTCCTCGTCTGGACCAAGGACGTCAAGATGGACTCTATCGCGACAGACATCCAGAAGGACCACTCCCGGTTTACGCCGTCGGAGTCGATTGACGTTGCACAGGCAATGAAGCTGGTGACCCATGACCCGCCGAAGATGTTGGTTCCTCCACAGGGGGCACCTCCACTGCTCCTGTTCCCGCCCTCAAGTGAGGACTTGGCACGCCTCTCCGGGCTTTAAACGCCTGCGCCTCGGTTGCAGGTCCCTTCATGGTCCACGGCCACTCCTGAGGAGGCGGAGGAGGAGCGGAGACGCGTTCATACAGCACCTGAAGAAGCAGTCTCTCCTGCGGCGTCAGCTTCACAAGCATATCCGATGTAAAGTTCATGGTACCGTTGTTTCTCCGAAGAGAACATACATCGGTTTTCATGCGCCTCTTCACCAAGCGAAACATCATCATTGCGCTTGTTGTCTTGGCAGTGCTCGCAAACGCGTCCGGAGGGCTCCGGGACCTGTTCGGGATTTCTGTGTGGGGGGCGTCGAAGGAGCATGGGTGGGCCGATGGACTCTTCCTCATGCTCGCGGCGATTCTCGCGAGTCTTACCCTGAAGTAATGGAGGTTGCAGCCTGGGTCTGCCTTGGCGCGCTGATTACAGCCGGCGCGTCTTGGTTCTATTGCGACGCCCGCGCCCGCGACGCGCGCGACCCGTCCGGCGACGACCCTTCCCCTTTGCGAGAGCAAACGCATCCTCCCGAGTCGCAATTCCATACTTCTGAATGCGCGCAACCTCCGGCGACACCGCCGGGGCCGTCGGGGCAACAGGCGTCAGCATCGCCTTGAGCAGCCCCTTGGAATACGCCTTCGGAATGCTGTTGCGGTACTTCAGTTCAATGTCGGCCAGTGCGGCGCGCTCGTGGTCTCTGAGGCTTCCCTCCCTCTTCTTGAGGTCGTAGTAGGTCGTGAACTGAAAAATCCACTCCACCTGTGGGTCCTTCCGCATCTGTCCTACCGCGGCGCTGTCTTTCGCGGTATAGGCCTTGAGGAACGCTGCCAGCTTGGTCTTGAACGCATCTTTCTGCAGCTCCGCCTCCAGCTTCGCGTCCAGCTCTCCAAATGGGTCCATTGTGTTCTCACCAGAGAATCTCCAACTCCTGGGTGGACCAGAACTCAGCGGTTCCATCCGGAAGCTGACGACGCACGACGAAGGGGAGCTTCCGCTGCTCAATCTCGCGCTTGGCCACGTTCCACACAAACAGCGGGTCGCTTGTCCGGAGTCCTGTCAGCTCCACCAGCGGTTTCGCTCCCTCGGCAAGCTGCTGGGCCCGCATCGCGACGAGCGCCGTGTACTCGTATTTGGTATAATACCCGCGGGTCACTCGAGGCTCCTTCACCGACTCCACGACCTGCGACCGAAAGACGGGCTTGACTTCAGGGTGCTCCATTGCTTATCGTTGTCTACGGTTTGTTTCTTCCGTTTTAACCAAATGCCGTACGTGCCCGATGCCTCGATGGCGACGCGTGTCCGCAAGGCCGCTGCAACTGTGAACACCGACCCCGAGACCAAGTCCCGCACCTTTGTGGCTCCGACGAAAGATGGGTACATGTCTGCCCAGCTTCGGGCGTCCGAGGTCCAACGCTACATTGCCGGAACGGTGCTCGCGATTCCAGTCTGGACCTCTCCGCAGTTCGCCCGGAAGCGTTTCTCGGCGTAAAACAATGCCCACGCTCAGTGCCTCGGACTATACACGCTACCTGAAGCTGAAAAGTGCGGCAACCTCCTACCAGAACGGGAACGTCCCTCGGAAGATTCAGACGGGAGACCAGGTGGTTCCTGTCGCAAGCATTCTCAATGCCGAGGTTCTCGCCAGTCAGGCCGCCTTCGTCCTGAATCCCACGGTCACGAACATCGTCGGAAACGCCCGTGTCCAGGGTCAGCAGGTTGTCCAGACCCGGTCCAACCCTGATGCCCGCTCGACCGTCTCCTATGCAGGAATGTCCGGTGCACTGGGACCCTCGGTCGTCCAGCGCCAGGGTGGTGTCCCGGCGGGCTTCAAGTCCTCTACGAGCACCTATACGCGTCTCCCCCAGCAGGCGGGGTGGTAGTTACTCATCACTCTGACGCGCCAACTGCTTCCACGTTTCCTTACACACAGTACACCGATAGTACCACATCACGGTCTCGGCATCCAATTTGATGCCCTTGATGGAGGACTCTCGGCCCCGCGTCGAACACTGGCTGTTCGGGCACACCATCGTCGTGAACGTCGGCAGCGTGGGGTCAAACTCAATGTAGGGATTGATGGAGTACTGTGTGGACGTGTCCTGCTGGAGGGTGTGTTCATAGACGACAGGGTTCTCCTTGAGCACCTCTTCCTCGTACGGGCACGACCTGCACTTCAGGAACGCCTTCCCCTCGCGCTCCTCGATGGAGTAGAGCATATTGTTGCAGTCACGGCAGAACTTCATTGTGCTTGTCTTCCTCCGAGAGTTTGTCGGTCCGTTTTCGTGCGTTCAAAACGGATGCGTTGGTGGGAAGTTGTCTCGGAAGGTACTATGGCGACTCGTCTGGACCTCTTTCTGAATGGAAACCCGAATGGAAAGACGGACCGGGAAAAGGTCAGCAGGCAGGTCACCGACAAGGACAAGCCCTTCAGCCACTGGTCCTTCGAGAACCGCGAGAAGTGGATGATTACCGACGATGACCTGGACGAGTTCCTCAAACTCTACTGCGCCGACCTCCGCAACTGCAAGGCTCGCTTCCTCACGGAGAAGTCCACACCGGTCGGTCAGGTTCGCGTGGATTTGGACTTCAAGTACGCGGGACTCGTGGAAGAGCACAAGCACACCCAGGAGCAGGTCGTCGCCTTTGCGGGGGCGCTGATGGCGAAGCTCAAGCTCTATCACACTCTCCCCGAGAGCGTGGAGCTCTACGTGCTAGAGAAGGACCACCCGACCTACAACAAGGCCGACAATCTCTCGAGCTCCGGCATTCACATCCAGATTCCGGGCGTCAAGACCCGTGCGAGCATTGAGCAGGACCTCCGCCGCTCGCTCCTCAAGGACATGGAGACCTTCTTCCCGAACCTCGGATGCACGAAGCCCTGGGACGACGTCTATGACAAGCAGCCCCTGAGCCACACGAACAACTGGCCGCTCCTCGGCTCCAAGAAGAACACCGATGGCGCGCTTCCCTACAAGATTCGCTACATGCTGGACTGGGACCGGGAGACGGGCGAGCTGAGTGTCGACGAGAACGTCCCCGAGGTCATCACGCCGGAGCTTGTGAAGCGGCTGTCGGTGCGCTCGCGGAAGGACGAGGAGACGGAGCTGACGGACTTCGCGAAGGAGTCCTGTCGTCCTCCGGCCGAGGCTCCGGTGAACCGCTCGGTGTCTCGCGGACGCCAGATGGAGCGGACGCAGCCCGATTCACGCGGCTCGTCTCCGGGCCGTGGCGTCTACATCGCCCCGCTGACGGACGAATTCAAGGACTACGTCTACCGGCACGCGAAGAACCTCGGAGAGCATCGCTACAATGGCGACCACAATGACTGGGCGGCGTTTGGACAGTGCCTGAAGAACATCCACCCCGACCTGGAAGAGGTGTTCCTGGACATCATGGCGCAGACGACGGTTGCGGGTCGCGAGGCCAAGGCGCGGACAGCGTGGAATGGGTTCGTCCTGCGGGTGGAGGGCGACCGACTCGGCATTGGCAGTCTGCGGGCCTGGTCCAAGGTGGACAACTACGACGGCTATCTCGCGATTGAGTCCGACAATGTGGACCGCCTGGTGGATATTGCAGCGGAGACCACGACCGAGTACGACTTTGCCCAGGTCGTCCACGCGAAGTACCGGGACGAGTTCAAGTGCGCCGACTTCCGGAACAACGAGTGGTATCAGTACGACACGCACCTCTGGAAGCAGACGGACCACGGTGTCGAGCTTCAGAAGCGGCTTCCGCAGGCGATTTCTAAGCTCTTCGCGGACAAGGAAGCGGCCTGTCTCACGGCGATTATGACGCTCGGGCAGTGCGGGCACGCGAAGGAGCCGGACCCGTCCTGCGACACCTGCAAGGCGGAGATGCGGAAGAAGCTCTACTCGGCGGCCCGCCTCAAGCTCCGTCGCACGGGCTTCAAGGAGAGCGTCATGAAGGAGTGCCGCGTCCTCTTCTATGACAAGGAGTTCGCGAAGAAGCTGGATGACAACAAGCACCTCATCGCCTTCACGAACGGTGTCTACGACACCCTGACACAGATATTCCGCCCCGGCCAGTCGGAGGACTACATCAGCTTCTGCACGAACGTGGAGTATCGCCTGGACACCCAGTACCATCAGTTCGGCTGCTGGCCTGAGCTGGAACAGTTCCTCCACAGCATCCTCCCACACAAGCAGACCCGCGAGTACTTCCTCAAGCATCTCGCGACCTGTCTGTCGGGTGTCTTCACGCAGCGGTTCCACATCCTGACTGGCAGTGGCTCGAACGGCAAGTCCATGCTGATGAACTTGTGCGCGACGGCCTTCGGGGACTACTGCTACAAGGCGAATATCGCGATGTTCACCCAGAAGCGTGGAGCTGCGGGCGCTGCGAATCCCGAGCTGGTGCGCATGAAGGGCAAGCGGTTCGTCTTCATGTCCGAGCCGGATGAGGGAGAGCCACTCTCCACGGGCTTCATGAAGGAGCTGACGAGTTCCGAGAAGGTGACCGGCCGTGACCTCTTCAAGGGGTCCAAGGAGATGGTGGAGTTTGATGTTCAGGCCAAGTGCCATCTGGCGTGTAACGACAAGCCGAAGGTCAACTCCGCCGACGGAGGCACCTGGCGCCGTCTCAAGGTGATTGAGTTCACCTCCAAGTTCGTTGCGCACCCCAAGGCTCCGAACGAGCTGCCGATGGACGAGAGCATCATGCACAAGGTGCTCTCCAAGGAGTGGGCGGAGTGCTTCATGGCCTACCTCATTCACCTCCACATGGAGGGCCGGGGGCTGACGCGTCTCGCTCCTCCGAAGGAGGTGGATGCGTACACCAACGAGTACAAGGAGGAGTCCGACGCGATTGCGCGGTTCATGACCGAGCACTTCCATGCGAACGACGAGGCCATCACGGACCCCACAGAGGGATACGAGAGGGTGTCGTGGAGTGAGATTGCGACTGTGTTCAAGGACTGGAAGCGGCAGAACGAGGTGCATGTGGGAATTCAGGAGCTGCGGAAGCGCGTGGAGGCGCTCTATGGAAAGCTGCCCACCGGTGGATGGTCGAGCTTCCGGTTCGGAATGCTTTAATGCCCCTTGCGATGCTTGCCGCCCTTGTACTTGCGGCGGGTCTGGCGACGACGACGGCGTGCTCCCGTGGTGGTGGTGGGAGCAGCCGGAGGAGTGGTGTCTGTGACGACGGTCTCTGCGGGAAGGTCTGCTGCAGACGCCTCGCCAGGACAGACCTCGTCCTTTTTCGTCTTCGCTGCGTCATAGGCGGTCGTGGCCTTCGCGCACTTCTCAGCCTTGATTGCATCCGGGGACTTTCCCCAGTTGAGGGGGTTCGCGTAGGCCAGGGTAAAATAGTCTCCAATCCCGCCGCCGCGACGACGAGTCTTGCCCATTTGTACAAGGCACTCTACTTTTTTACGCAGTGCGGGAGGCCCCAATCTTGGAGAGGAAGTAGGTGCGGAGGATGCCGATGGTGAAGACGACGATGAAGAAGGACAGCATCAGCTGGATGAGCGAGGAGAGGAGCTCGCCAATCTTGAGGGTCGCGCCGCCGATGGTGACGGTGTACGCACCAACCCCCTTGCCTGCAGCCGCGGCGGGGGCGAGGATGGGCGTGATGATGCCCTCGGTCAGGGCCGTGAAGAACTTGGACACAACCCCGCCAAGGTAAATCGCCGCCGTGATGATGATGAGGTCCTTGGTGTCGAGCATTTTGTTTCTCTCTGCGAAAGTATTCTGCCCCTGAGAAAGGTTCGAGAGAGTAAACAATGCCGCGAGTCCCCGACGCATCGAGTGTGACGCGGCTTCGTGCGATTACCCCTGCAACTGTCCCCGACCCGACCAAGCGGTCTGCGTCCTATGTTCCGTCCCAGACCTCGCTCCTGTCGTCGCTCCGGACAACGACCCAGGGGCAGGCGGTGTATCCGGGCCAGTCCCTACTCTCCACCTCCGTGACCCGCGGGTATGTCAACTCTCGCCATCAGGGATACGTGCCTCCCCCGAGACCTCCACCGACTCCGTTTATTCTCATCGATGGCGAGGGGTTTAACTTTGTGAGCCTTGACGCCGCCCCCATCTTTGAGTACACGTTCGGAGCCGACGACCCCGCAAACGGAGTTCCTCCCGCCTCTACCGTTCAGGTTGCCTTTACGAACTTCGTCAACCTTCCCTCGGTGGTCTATGCCGGACTGAGCGACCTTGCCAATCCCGGGCGCGACCTTCTTGGAGGGGTCACCCTGTCGATTACACCGACGTGGAGCGGAAGCTCCTTTACGGCAAATGCGAACACCCCGGCGCTTACATCCGCGACCAGCGCTGCCTTCCCGACGACAGCCGTTGTTACTGTGAGGGGTGCCCCCACGACACCCACCGGGTTCGCGATTGTCCTGAAAGGACCCGCTCCTTGAGAGCCTTTCTTCCTACAACACAATGGATACACGCTTCTGGGGCCCGAGTGCGTGGCAGCTCTTCCATCTCATCGCGTTCCGGTCGGAGCACCCCGATGATGTGCTGAACGCCATGAAAGATATCCTCCCGTGTCGGTTCTGTCGCGAGTCCACAACGCAGTTCGTCAAGGAGCACCCGCTCCGCGGCGACCCCGGCAAGTGGCTCTACGACCTCCACAACCGCGTCAATGCCAAGCTCCGGAGGCAGGCCCAGGAGGACCCAACCGTCGTGGACCCCGGTGACGACCCGTCGTTTGAGGAGGTCCAGGCGAAGTACCTGGCGATGAAGCCGACTGCAGTCCCCGGACGGGATTTTCTGTTTGCGATTGCGACCAATTATCCGGATGCCCCGGAACCCGAGCAGATGGCAACGCAGCGGACGTTTCTCCACGCCCTCGCCAAGGTCTATCCCTTTGAGCGTCTGCGCAAGGTCTATGCCCGAACGGTTCGCGACCACGAACCGGCCCTCGGAAGTCGGACGGCCTATCAACGGTGGATGTATGGACTCCTGAAGGACCTCTCGACGGCGGTCGGCAAGGACATTCCGTCCTTCAAGGGCTATGCGCAGCACGTGGCCTACTACAAGAGTGGGTGTGCAAAGAAAACCTACCGCGGGAAAACCTGCAGGAAGCTGGCGGGAGGGGGTCGGACGAAAGACAGAGACCGTCGGACGACGTATCGTGTCTCGCATAGTCGGTTACTTTGAGCGCTTCTCCTTCAGCGCCTCCACCGTGCGAATGTGCTTGGTCGAATAGATGGATTGCTTCTTGTCCTTCGCGGACTTCTTGGACTCTTTCCGAGTCAGCGGTTGCGAGTCCATTGCCTTTCCTCCGAGGCTAGACTTTAAGCGCGACGAGTGCCGCGGCGGGTCTTACGACGCTTACCGCCGACAGACGCCGGGGAGAGCGCAGCGCCACCCTTGTAGGTCTTCTTGGCCATCTTGAGGACCTGCTTGAGGGACTTGCCCTTGTGGGCCTTCATGGTCTTCTTCACGTGGGCAAGCCACTTGGAGCGCTTGCCGGCAGCCTGGTCTTCGGGAGCAACGTCAGCCATTTTGTTTACAGGCTGCGACTTTCTTTTGCGACGAACCCGGGGGGTCCGGACAGGAAGAAGTTCCACTGGCAGCCGAACGCAAGGGGTGCCGAGGGATTTCCCACGAGAGTCTTGAAGCGGGGGTCGGGAGCCACCAGGACAAGGTTGTTCCGCGTGAAGCGCTTGAGGTCCTCCGGGTCGCGCGGCGACACCGCTTCCTGGTAGGACAGGCGGCGAACGGTCGAGTCAGACCAGTTGAAGTTGAGGAGCGGCTCCAGGGCGGTGCCATTGACGGTCCCACCGGACACGAGGAGGAGTTTGTTCTTGAGGTGGGCGAGCGGCGCCGTGGCGAGGTGCTTGTCCTGGAGGAGGAACTGCCGGGGAATGGTCGTGAGGTGCTCGGCGACCTTGTCAATCGTCACCGTGCGGTCGGTATGGAGGACCATCGACAGAATGAAGGGGTCGTCCGAGGGGAACGCATCGTTCGCGATGTCGACGCAGACACTCTCAAAGGAGACGTTGTCGATGGCCACGTTGCTTCCACCCGTCTGCGGACTCAGGGCCACCACGGGCTGGTCGCGTTCATCCGAATAGATATGGACCTCCAGGAGGCGGATTCCTCGCTTGAGGGCGGACGGGATATCCTCAAAGACAGAGCCCGCGGCCATGAAATCACAGAGACGGCCCCTGCGTGGTGCAACGGGGTGTTTCTGCGTCCAGGTGTCATAGAGAAGGTACACCAACACCGCCGCCAGTAGCGCAGGCAGAAGCGCGTTCATTACTCTTTTGCGGGAGATTCCTTTGGCATCCGAAACAGGAAGTTGCGGAAGGCGTTGATGACCTCGTCGGGAATTCGAGCATCCATCGGAATCTCCAGGAGGCACGCCAGGTGAAAGTACAGACAGTAGACGCCGCACTCGGAATCCTTGTACTGGTGCCGTGTCTTGTTGAAGGTGAGCTTCATGCCCTTGCTATGGGTCTTCGTCGCATCCCACTGCTGCTTCCAGCGCTTCATCAGCGTGCGAATCTCCGGTTCGGGGGTCTGGGCATACGAATCAAAGTAGGTCATGCGAGGATACTCCAGCTCCGGGCGGATGTCACAAAAGACAGCCACCCAGTGCTGCCCAGGGCCATCGTGCGGGTCCGTGTTGATGACGATGCCAATCCGGTGCTTCCCGGACTCGGCGAGCTTGTCCAGCTTCATGGAGCAGAGTGCGGACACCAGGCATTTCTGGGTTTCGTCCTTCAGGTCAAAGTCCATCGGGACAGAGCCCACGTAGTGATAGTCCGGAACCATCTCGACGAAGAGCTTCTTTTCTGCGGCATCGATGTCCGTGGAACTGAGCCACTCGTGGCGATTCACGGCCCATTCCTTGGGGGCCTTGGGGCGCTTCATCAGCGAGGTCATAATACACTCGGCCTGCCCCGTCTTGCAGTGGGACCACATGCGGCGCTGGAGTTCCTCCCAGGTGGCCTCGGCATCGCCCCCTTGAATGGGGGGCTCGCGCGGATGATGCTTGGTATAGACCTCCTTGAGTCGGTTGACCTGGTCTTCATCGAGCCACGACATCCTTGTTCAAAACGGATACTTTCCGCGCGGAGACTGAGACAAGCACAATGGACTCTCTTGCAACCCCGCTTCGCCGCTATGTGGACATCACCAAGCGCCTCGCAGACCTCAACGCAAAGGCACGAGACCTTCGCGATGAGCGCGGGTCGGTGGAACTCGACCTCGCTGCGGTCTACAACGAGCGGGCCGGAGCCGAGATTCCCCAGAAGATTGCGCTGAACCAGTCCAAGATGATGTTTCTGGTCAAGAAGCCCGGAGAGTGGAAGAAGGGCTGGACGCTCTCGAAGAAGCAGCTGGAGGAGTACCTGCGTGACATCCTGCCCGAGCACGGCGAGGATGTTATGCGGGAGATTGTGGTCCGCCACGAGCGGAAGCTGCTTGCGACGGACTATGCGTTTGACCTGAAGCCCTTTGATGAGGAGGAGACGACTACTTAAGAGGAATGGCAGGAGGACGAGTGGGAGGGGGTGGATGGGTCAGGCAGTGTTCCATCTGCCGGACAAGGTCCTGAAGTGTATTGAGAATCTCCTGTGTCTGAGCGAGGTTCCGCTCAGGCAGAAACCCATATTGAAGTCGAGTCAGGTGGACAACCACCGACCGATTCACCTCTACAGCGCGGCTGGCCAGGAGCATCATGGGCTTCACCATCAAGGTCGCAAGTATGGTATACCCCTATACAATTTTTCACGTGAAAACCGACCTACGCGCGGCGAGCGGGGAGACAGACAATGGACACCTATTGCCCCTACAATCCGAGCAACCGCCGGTTCACCGAGACGGACATTCATCGCATCCTCCACCGCTATGGGCTCCCCCACTATCGCGTGCAGAAGCCGGCCCTCTTCCAGACGGCGATGGTCCACACGACCTACGTGCGGCGAACGGAGTATACAACCCCTGACGGACGTCCTGCGCAACTCGCGCCGTGTCCCTCGGGTGTCATGCCGCTGCAGGATGAGTCGTACGAGTGTCTGGAGTTTGAGGGAGACTCCGTGTTGGGCGTCTGCGTGGCCACGTATCTGCGCCGGAAGTATCCAGAGCGGAAACAGGGCTTCTTGACGGATGCGCGCAAGGAGCTCGTCAACAATGAGCGAATTGGCGTGCTGTCCAAGGAGATTGGGCTGAACAAATTCTACGTCATCAGTCGACACAACGAGGAGTCGACCGCGATTGATGGGCGAAACAACACGAAAAAGCTGGGGGACATCTTCGAGGCGTTCCTCGGGGCGCTCTGGGCAGACTGTGGACATCGATTCACCATCGTGTACGCCTTCGTCCTTGCGGTGCTCGAAGCCCATCTGGAGATTGAGGAAGTCGTGACGTCCGCGACGAATTACAAGGACTTGTTCCAGAAGCACTGCCAGAAGGTCTTGGGGTGTACGCCGACCTATGTTATGCTCTCGAACGATACGAAGAAGGGTGAGATTCGGGTGGCGGTCTGTGATGCCTCAGGAACGCATCTTGCGTACGGAGCGGGAGCGACGCGAAAGAAGGCGGAGCAGGCGGCGTGTCGTACGGCGCTTGGTGCGGCGACGACGTGAGCGCCCTCCCTTCGGAAGTGGCTGTCCTTCCGAGGCCAGCGCGGGAGCGGGAGGTTGCCCCTCGACAGTAGAGGGGCGAGGAAGGTTTGCATTCTGTCGTTGGGGAAGGCGAACGGGGTCTTCAGGTTCATCGGGACCAATGACGCCCCAGTTTGGATACATTATGCACTCCGGAGACGTTTTTGTGTGGTGAGGCGGCCCTTCCGATAGCGCTTAATCGTCCGACCGCGGGGGTGGAGAAGCGTGGTGGTGCAGATGGCAATGGCCGCGGATTCCGCGTTGGAGCCCTTGCGGGCCTTGACCGTCTTGCGAACGGACTTGACGCAGGAGCCGAACCGTTTCGTCTGGGACTTGCGACGGCCCCCGAACAGCCTCCGGGCAATGGGAGCGTGCTCCTGGGGATGGAGCAGCTCCTCCAACGCATGGAGCGCACGATAGAGAGCCTCGACGCTCGGGGCGGCCTGGACCGGAGACACCAGGTCCTGGTAGTTCGCAAGCAAGATTTGCTGGGGAGGACTGAGATGCCCATCTCCCTCATGCAGCGCAGTTGTCGCTTCATTGTACATCTGCTGAAGCGCACTGAGCACTTCATTGACCTTCGCAGTCGTCTGGGTCTCGAGGACCTCCCTCTGCCACATCGCAAATACATTCGTATAGCCTCCCCGACGCCGACGCCCACCCTCAAGGTCAAACTCGGCGAACGCATTGCCCAGCGGGGGCGGGATAATGACAGGAGCTGGCCGAGCCGCCCGATTGGAGACGACTTCAACCAGGTAGTCGTAGATTGCCGAGACGACCCTAGGGTTGTCGCGCGCCTGACCCCGCATCTTCCGGAGAAACTCCTCTAGGTCGTAGAGGGTCTCATCGGGAAGGCCTCGGTCTCCTGTAAGGAGGTCGTCCATAACGTTTTCCATCACCCCCACAGCCCTTGGGTGCGCCCGCAAATCTAGGAGAAGGTCAGCAAAGGACTTGGCCATTCTTATCTCTTCCGGTAGACAAATGTCCGACCCCAAGGAGACCGAAGCGGACTGGACGAAGGGCATCAAGAGCGAGACCGTGTGCCAGTATTTTTACGTGTTGTTCTTCATCATCGCCGTCTATGCAGGACTTATCGTGCTCTTCGATGTCTACCTGGCCGTGACCTACCCGAAGGTCGGCTGGACGGCAGCCGTCCGCACCCTCCCCGTCCTCGCCATCGCCGTCGCCAACGCGCTGTTCCTCTACATCCTCTGTGCGCGCAGTCTTCTCAAGGAGAAGTTTTCCTTCTGAAGGTATAAACAAATGGGCGGTGGTCTCCTTCAGCTTGTTGCCTATGGTGCTCAGGATGCCTATCTCTCGGGCAATCCGCATATCACGTTCTGGAAGATTCTCTACAAGCGCCACACCAACTTCGCCATGGAGGCCTTCCGCGTGAACTTCACCGGCGCGCCCGTCTACGGCCAGCGCCTCGTCGCGACGGTCAACCGCAATGCTGACCTGATTTGGAAGACCTACGTGGAGATTACCCTCCCGAACACGGACGGGGCGGAGTATGCGACGGACATTGTTTGGTCCGCGGGACACGGGCGCCGCCTCGGGTATGCACTCCTCCAGCAGATTGAGGTGGAGATTGGCGGCCAGATTATCGACCGCCACTACGGCGAGTGGCTCTACCTCTGGGAGACCCTCACGTCTGACTATGATACCGCGTGGAAGCTCGATTCCATGACCGGCGGCCCCTATTCGGGCAACGTCACCAGTGTCACGACGGCGGATGCCTGCGGCGGTCGCCCCAAGGTGCTCTACGTCCCCCTCCAGTTCTGGTTCAACCGCAACCCCGGCCTTGCGCTCCCGCTCATTGCCCTCCAGTACCACGAGGTTCGCTTCAACATCACCCTCAATGAGGCCGTCAACCTCGTCTCCGCGAACTCCCAGGCGGGCTCGGGCAACACCACGGTGAGCTACGCGGCGTCTCGCCTCCCGGCCATCGCCGACATGGCGCTCTACATGGACTACATCTACCTCGACGTGGAGGAGCGCCGTCGCTTCGCCCAGGAGAGCCACGAGTACCTCATCGAGCAGCTCCAGTTCGAGGGCCAGCAGCAGATTACCTCGTCGTCTGAGCGCATTGACCTCACCCTCAACCACCCCGTCAAGGAGCTCATCTGGGTCTTCCAGGACGCGCGCAAGACGGACTGCGGCGACACCACCCTCACGGGCATCACGCTATCGGCAGCCGCGAACGGCGGAACGGCAGGCGCGGTCACGGGCACGGCGAGCTCGTACACCCAGCCCTTCTCGTACAATGACATCGTCAACCGCTGCCGCCTCCAGATTAACGGCCAGGACCGCTTCGCGGAACGCTATGGCGACTATTTCTGGAAGGTCCAGCCCTACCAGCACCACACGGCCGGTGGCACGTCGGCGTGGTCCAGCGACGCTATCTCGGCGACCACCCCCATCAACGTGTACTCCTTCGCCATCCAGCCCGAGGAGCACCAGCCGTCTGGCACCTGCAACTTCAGCCGCATCGACAATGCAACGCTCGTGTTCGACAGCATCACCACGGGCGTGGCGGGCACCTTCCCCAGCAAGGCGTTCCCGTATAACTTCCGCCTGTATGCCGTCAACTACAACATCCTCCGCATCATGAGCGGTATGGGCGGCCTTGCGTATTCTAACTAAAGGGGAAATGAAAGTGTTGATGCTGGTGATTTCCAGCGATACCTACCCCGTGTACAGCCACCATCGTGAGGTCTGGCGGACCTACATGAAGTCGCACCCGGACATTGAGTGCGTGTTCATCGAGTCCCGCCCCCTTGTTTTCGTTCCCACACTGACGTCAGACACCCTGACGCTCCGCGGACTTGAACGGTATGGAACCATCCTTGGAAAAACGATAGAGGCGCTGCAGTACTTTCTCACGCGCCGGAGGTACGACTATGTGGTCCGAACAAACCTGTCCTCGGTCTGGGATTTCAAGGAACTCCTGCGGTCTCTCGAGACGCGGCCTCGTGAGCGGGTCTATGCTGGACAGTGTGGAGTGAATCCGGAGACAGGACTGGAGTTTGCGTCGGGGGCAGGGATTCTGATGAGCGCAGATGTTGCGCGGACGCTTCTCGCCAACCAGCGGATTGCCCTGACCCTTCCCGCCTTTGACGATGTTGCGATTGCGAAGGCTCTCCTTGCCTCGGGACTTCGTCCAACTCCACTTCCCCGCGTGGACTTCATCAGTCTCGCGCAGTACGAGGCGCACCACGACAAGATTCCTCCCGGGTCATTTCATTACCGTGTGAAGCATGAGGACTACCGTGGGACTCGCATGGAAGAACCCGTCATCATGCGCCGCCTTCTGCAGGAGCATATTTACGCGACCTAACACAATGCAGATTCCCCGCATCTACTGGTACGTTCTCTTGATTGTCATGATGGAGAC